GCACCTGAGCAAATTGAATTAGAACTTTAATTTTCAACATAGGAGAGAAGCATGGAACAAAAATCATTATTTGACAGAATATTTGGTACAGCACCGCAAGAGATGGTGCGAAATACTGATCCGGACACTAGCGTAAGCGCGGCCAATTCTGTAGACTCAACTCAGCTTGAAGCAATGGTCTACGAGGTCATTGCCAAGTATCCAAATGGCTGTACGTCCGACGAAGTCATGAGACATTTTCCCCATCACGGTGTTCAAACCATATCACCTCGGTTTGCTCCTTTGATACGCAAAGGTTTCATTGCCGACACTGGCGAAAGGCGTAAGGCCGCATCAGGTAGATCGCAACGAGTGATGAAAGTGATTAAAAATGACTAGGGATTACAAACAGGAATACGCAAACTACGATGGCACTGAGGCCGTCAAGAAGAAAAGAGCGCAGAGAAACAAAGCCCGCAGAATGCTTGAAGCAAAAGGCGTTGTGCACAAGGGAGATGGCAAAGACGTTGACCACAAAAAACCTTTGAGCAAGGGTGGGACAACGGTCATGAGTAATCTCAAAGCAAAACCCGCAGCGGTTAACCGTTCGTTTAAACGAAACTCAGACGGCAGCATGAAATGAATCCCCAATTCGTGGAGCAATTCCACTTCAACGAGTCAACGAGGGTAGCTTGCCCTTATTGTTCTCATGAACGCAAGAAGGGCAACTCAAAGGACATGACCCTAACCCGCAAAGAAGACGGGGCGGTCGTGTTCCATTGCCATCATTGCCAAACAAGCGGGTCAGTACAACCACAACAGGAGAGAAAATTGTCAGCAGTTCCCAACCCAACAATAATATCCAACAAACTACAGGCAACGCATTACGATTGGTTATCACAACGAGGCATCTCCAAACAAACCGCAGACAAGATGCAATTGTTTGCCGCAGAAAAGTTCTTCAGCAAGCTAGGCAAGAACGCAGATTCAATAGGCTTCCCATATTTTCGCAACGGTGCATTGGTTGCCGCCAAGTACAGATCATTTCCTGAGAAAGACTTCACCCAAGACTCAGGCGGTGCACATGACTTCTTTGGTATAGACATGATTAAGAAGGGTGAGCCTCTGATCATCGTAGAAGGAGAGGTAGACTGCTTGACCCTCCTCGAACTAGGTATCAATAACGTGGTGAGTGTGCCATCAGGTGCTCCAATCAAAGTCGCAGATGGCAAGGTTCTGCCATCAGAGGATAAGCGATTCGCTTACGTATGGAATGCACGAGAGATCATCGATGCCGCACCCTATGTAGTTCTAGCCACAGATCAGGACACCGCAGGGCAAGCACTGGCAGAGGAACTTGCCCGCAGAATCGGTAAAGAGAAATGCAGGCTGGCTAAATTTGCAAAGAAGGATTTAAACGAGGTACATCTTGACGACCCCTCACGGACAGGGGAGGTGTTTAAAGTCATTGAGTCTGCGGCTGCGTACCCCATTTCTGGCATCAGCGATGCAGGCACATACTTTGATCGTTTAAACGACTTGTACTCGAAGGGCACGGGCAAGGGATTCTCAACGGGGTACACATCGGTTGATGAGATTTACACAGTCGCACCGGCACAGCTAACGGTGGTCACCGGTTATCCATCATCGGGTAAGTCCAACTTTGTTGATCAGATCATGGTCAACTTAGCCCAAGCGCATGATTGGAAGTTTGCGGTGTGTTCGTTTGAGAATCAGCCTGAGATCCACATTAGCCGACTCATGGAGATCTACACACGCAAGCGGTTCTTTGAAGGTCGGGACAGAATGACGGAGCAGGAAAAGGAAAGAGCGTTTAAATTTGTTAAGGATCATTTCCTGTTCATTGATACAAACGGAGAAGAGCCGTCCACATTGGACTCAATACTTGAGCGGGCACGTGCGGCAGTCAAGCGCATGGGTGTGCGGGGTTTAGTCATTGACCCATATAACTACATTGAACTGCCACGTGCGGATGGCACAGAAACGGCCGCCATCAGCGATATGTTGACAAGGGTTCAGAAGTTTTGTAAGGCTCACGATGTTCACACATGGTTTGTTGCACACCCCTCTAAGATCACACGCCAAGGCGTAGAACAGCCCCGCCCTGACGGCATGTCCATTGCCGGATCGATGGCATGGTGGGCTAAGACTGATTGCGGTATCACTGTGCATCGCAGAGAGCACCACGTGGAGATCGCAGTATGGAAGTGCCGTTACCGTTGGGTCGGCACACAAGGTGAAACAACCATGCTGTATAACAAAACGGCAGGGACTTACTCGGAGAACTTAGATGCATTCTGACGGTTTAAACAAGGAAACGGGTGGCTCACCTGCAAGCTCACCAGATGAGCTACCTGAAGATCGTTTAAACGATCTACCCAACCGGCTGTACTTGCGGGAGGATCTAGACTTGATGTTCGAAGGGTTGCTGTTCCTGTCTGAAAAGGAATTTGATGCCGCCATCATTGGGGTGGCTGAGAGGATCGGCATGGATGCGGTCGTTGCGTATGACACAACCAAGATCATTGAGATTCTCTGTGAGCGGGACGGCATGGATGACGAAGAGGCCGCAGAATACTTTGAATTCAATATTGCGGGAGCTTACGTGGGGGAAAGAACCCCAATATTCATAGCCAAGATAAAAGATATTCTGTATTAAAAAAAGGGGGCAGCAAGCCCCCTTTTGTTTAAACGCAGCCAGCAGCCGCTGCTGGTAGGTTATCTGTTTAAACGAGCATAGAACACGGCACGGGTGATTGACTCATAAGCACCACAATAACGAGGCACACGATCTTTACTCATGCGGTAAACCATCCACGCATCGGGTGAGTATTTGATGTAACGTTCTCCGGCTTTGATAAAGCGTTCGTGGTTCATAAGATCAATGAGGTTATCGTATTTGTAGGCGGCTTTGAGAAATGCGGGGCGGTGATCGGTCAGGGTTTTAACCTTGATCATCAATGCACCTCACCCGAATCGGGACGCATCATGCGCTCCATTTCATAGGTCACGGATACCACCTCCAGTATGTCATCTTTGGGTAGGCGGTTTGTCACGGCTATAGACACAGCGGCTTTGAGTAGTAGGCCAAGGGTTTCCTGACCATCAACGTCATTGCCCCCAATCCAATCAATCAGCCCCGCATAAGCCTTGTAGATCTTTTCGAAGTCTTGATCTTTTGGGGTTTTAATCCTCATGATTTTTCTCCATGTAAGCGACTAAAGCCATGGCCTCTGAGTTGCCATGCATCGTTTGAATAATCTCATACATTTGCGGGGCGATGCTAATCAGTCGTGCGTTGGCACGTTTTGTTGCGGTCGGCATGGGTAGGCGTTCGTTTTTTGTGTCGCAGTTCACAACCAACGGCCTACCATATTTTTGTTCATAACCCCAAACAGTAAGGCCTGAGCCGCCCAATGTCCAAGGGTAAGAGCTAATGTGTTTAAACATATCATGGCCTCCAGTAAAACAGATCTAGCATTAACACAATGATGCTGATCAACAGCACGGCACGTTCTAATTTTTGCCAAGGTGTGAAGTTCATTTTGCATCTCTCAAAGCTTGCAGATACCCCTCTACCCATATCATGCGATCATCATCTGAAAGATCCGATTCCTCTCCAAAATCCCTTTCCCACTCATAGAAGGCGGCATTGGCCTTGCTCCAAGGTGTTTGCGGCTCAGTGCCATAAAACACTAACTCAGCCTCCTCATAGGTGTCAAATAGGTTGTTGCCATTGGCATCACAGAGGCACTCGCCCTCCAGTTCACCGTCGGTGTGCTGAACCATATAACCATCATCTGTTTTGATAATTTCCAACATTATTTCTCTCCTGTAATTGATTTACCCACTGCATCTCTAATGCCCTGCTTTACCTTGTTTAAACGTGTGTTTCTCAAAACCTCCTTTGCAAACTGCACATCAAGATGCACATGCTCGATCCATGAGCCGTCATCGATATATCGATCTGCTGACTCGGCAAGGTTCTTAAGAGCCGTCCTAAGATAAACAATCTGTTCTCTTTCGTTCATTGGGCGGCCTCCTCTACGCTGTAGATTTCCCAGTCCATTTGATCGCTTGCAATAAACTCTGACCCATCCATATTCAAGGCAATGTCAAAGGCCGTGTCCTCATCCTCGGCCTCAATAAAGGCGTAGTGATAGGCAATTTCTTTCACCCAAACTTTGTACTTTTTCATGCTGACTCTCCTATGTTTAAACGAAGCTCTGCGGCATATTGCAGAAAATCCATCTCTTGATCAGACAGGTCTAAAATTTCCCCGATCATTTCCCGCCAGTGATGATTGGCCAGTGCAACACGTGCCACTTCAAACAATGCAATGTTGTTGTCGCTCATTTCAATTCTCCAAATAAGGTGTAGTAAGCGGCAAAGTCGTTGCCATCTAATGCGTCAGACACCCGCAGTTTTTCAGTCTCACGTACTGTTGATTGAATGGCCAACAAGGCATCGGCCAAACGCTCTTGCCAGTTTTCACCTCCGGCAATTTCAAGACTCAAGGTCATTTTGATTGTGTTCATTTGTTCTCTCCTGTAGTTACGGTCATCAAGGGGTAGCCCCCCTCAGGCGGCAAGCTTAAGCTTGGTGAATGCCACAGTGCCCATGTCAGCCACGTTGTTGACACGCACGGCATTGGGGTAGACATGTTGCACAAATTGCAGAATGCCAATGCCAATGGTTGTAATGCCAAGGCGTGTGCCTGACTCGCACTGGGCACGTGTTGCGTCCGGCTCACCCTCACCGTCAGTGAGGACAAAGCACACCCTACGTGCCTCAGATCTGCGGAGCAACATGCCATGGGCAAACTGCACGGCCGCATAGTCATTGGTGCTACCGGATGTGTTTAAACGCTCCAACATGCCTTTGACCTTTTTGGCGGGCATTGACCACGGCTTGAGCACTGAAACGTTACTGCTGAATGTCACCAGTGAGGTTGGCACTCCGGCCTGAGCCAATGTGTCCAACAAGGCGTAGGCCACAGGCACAGCGTTTGCCATGCGCTCAGGCTCATCACCCATCGAGCCGGAGCAGTCCAAAACAATAGTCACTGCTGAGTCAATTCCTGCTACCTCAGTCCTACGTTTAAACAGGCGGTCAGTGTGGCCATACCCTGCCAATGCGTTGACGTTGATTGACCCTGTTTTGCGGTTGTTGTCGAATTCCTCAGTGCCTGAGTTCTCAAACATTTTGCGAATTTCATAACGTAATTTTGCGGGGATCATGGCAGTCCTTAAAAGTCAATTGACCAACGTCTAACATCACCTACGTGGTAGGCATCCTTTGTCACAACCCAGTTGCTGATTGATCCGCACTGCTTGGCAGAGTCGGGCACGTCAGCCTTAGGCTCTGTTGAGCGGGGCTTGGCAATCACAAGCACTTTGCCCTTTGAGGTTTGCTTCTCACCCTTGATGGGGGACTGAGCCTCTCCGGCCTCAGGGGCGTTTTTTCCCTGAGTTGGGGCATCACCCTCACCCTGTCCCTGATCGGGGCTTGTGCCCCCCTCTCCGGCCTCTGTAGGGGCATTGCCGCCCTCTTGGTCACTGGGGTTGCCATCATCACAAGGTTGGCCATTGGTTGGCTGATCCTGTGGTTGATCGGGTTGTGTGGGCTGTTGAGGTTTGCCAATCTGTTTGAGTTGGTCAAACACCCACTCAGCCAGTGCCCATGTGTCATGCGTAGAGTTGCATGTGTTTAAACGCTTGCAAGCCTCATCGAAAATGGGCTTCAAGCCCTTGGCCAATGGAATCTGCACGGTGCTGTGCTTACGTGCATACACCGCCAGTGCAAAGGGATATTGGCGGGGGTCAGCCCAATCTGACACCTCGGCCAAGCCCTCACGTGCCATGTTGTCAATCAGGGTGCGGAGCAAGCCCTCAGCATTGCCGGTCAGCTTCTCAGCCACGGCACGATTCTCAATGTAGGCATCCTCCAAACCATTGTGCAATTGCACAAGGTAACTCACCTTTGAATTGTCGATGGCATCAAAGTTGGTGAACTTGCGGTGCAGTAACTCATGCAGGGCAAAGCCAGTGAAACGCTCAAGGTCAAAGCGGGTCAGCACTGCATCATCTGCAATGTTGGTGATGTAGATCTGCCCATGGCGGTTGATGGCCGCTGTTGGGATCTCATCCTTAAAGGTCACCATGACACGTTTGATCTTGAGATCTGAGGCCATCTTGTGAATGGCCGCAGTGAGGGCAGATTTGAATTCCCATCCACGGTATTTTGCTTTTGTCATTTTGATATTCCTTAGATCCACTGAGCCACGTCAGCGGGGTTGATGTAAGCGGCCTTGATGGCATCCAATGCGGCCGCAGATTCTGAGGGTTGACGTGCGGTCACGGCTGAGTGCCAAGCCTCATCCACTGATAGCATGTTTAAACTGCGAATGAATGCAATGGCGGAGCGAATCGATGGGGCATCGATCACGTCCCCTGTTTCAACCTTTGCACGTGCCGCATTGATGGCCGCCACAACATGCGTGGCCAGTGCCTGATGGCATCCGGTGTGCCGGATCAGAGCCTCAGCCTCATCATCTGCGCTGAGGTATTCAAACTTGATGACACGTGCGAAGCGGTCAGCCAGTGATGAATTCATTTGACGTGTGTCAGCGTATCGGCCGGACTGATCACCGTTGGTCAGCGTATTGTCAGCGGCACACACCATCACGCCACGTGCCCTGCGGTGCACTTGGCCGCCATAGTTCACTGCGCTGTTGGGTTCGAGAAAACCATTGAGCGGGGCAAGCTCTCCGGCCGCACAGTTGGAGATCTCATCCGACAAAATCACTGCAGAGGGCGAGGCAAAGGCGGTCAGGAACGCACCACGTTTAAACACTGTCGCACCATTCTCAAGGCCAATCGATCCGCAGTAGTCCTCAGCAGTTGAGTACTTGTGAAAGTTGATACGCACGTATGAGCGGCCAGTGCGGGCGGCAAACTGGCGGGCTGTCTCTGACTTGCCTGTGCCCTTTTCACCGCCAAACCACATGTTCTCATTGGTGTATTGAGACAACAACAGGTGACGCAAAATAGCCTCTGACCACACAAAGTTGGGGTCAATGGCGGGTGCATCGGAGGCGTTCCAAATGTCAACCCAAACTTGGTTGCCCTTGTTGTCAATCACGTTGACCCCAAAAACATCAAGAGCGGTTTTGCGGTCAATCACAGTGGCGGCCACACCGGAGGCCACGGCCTCTTGTGCGTTGGCATCAATGACGGCCTGTTTAAACGGTGCAAAGGCCTTGGCAATGGCAGTGGCAACCTCAGCTTGCACCTTGGAATCGTCAACCATGGAGGCGGCCTGAGCCTTGGCCAGTTGGTCAATGGCCATGCGGGTAGAGGCCACGTCCCCTGCAATTGCGGTCACTGCGCTTTCGACTGAGCGGCCGAGGTCTAGACCCTGCAAGGCGTAAGCATGGGCACGGTTGGCCACTGATTCGAGGGCATCAAGCTTGGCCGTGTCAATGGCTGTGGGCTGTGAGGCCACAACAGGTTTGGCATTAGACACTTGATCAAGGGTCAAACGGCCAAGTTCAATTTGTTCGCCAAGCCAATCAATGCGTTGGAGCTTGGTCACAAAGTGACTAGGTGCACCGTTGGCAATGGTTGCACCAATGATCACGTTGTTTGGGATAGCCAACAGGCTGTCTTTAAGGGCTTTTTGCATGGTTTTTTCTCTCTCTAGTACGGTCATCAAACAAGGTTAAACAGGTCACCACAACGGCACGTGGGCAGATCCACGTCACCGTGTGCATTCAATGTCCACTTGGCGGTCATGCGAATTTTGCAACCGCATGTTGGGCACACGGCCAACAACAGGCGTGTGCCTTGTGTCTTGTGTGTGGTCACGTCAACCTTAGCGTGAGGGTATGCACCCAGTGATTGAATGATGGCCGCATAAGCGAGGTCAAAGGCCGTCCCATGGTTGGTTTCATAGTAGGGGTTGGACTTGTTGCCATCGGGCAATATGTGCATGGCCTCGGCAACCTTGGCGTAAGCTTGGTTGGCCTGATTCAATGCACCCTTTGCAGTGCAAGCCAGTTGGGCAATCAAAACCTCAGTGACCTTGTAAGGGTTGTCAATCTGCGGTGACACGAAAATTTCAAAGTGGCCGTCAGCAGAGTTGGTGTTTGGGATGCACTGGCCAAGCACCTTGAAGCCGGAGCGTTTGGCGTTGGTTGGATAGGCACAGGCAACCCGAATCTCAGCGGGCAGGGTGTGGCCATTGGAAGAGAAGAACGGCCGGAGTTCATCAACGCAAGCGTTGAGCCAATCCTCACGGTTCGCATGTAGTTGGTTCATTTTTAAGATCTCCAATCAGTGGGACATTCCACTGGTAAACCCCGCAGGGCTTACCGCTGTAATGTCAGGCGACAACCTGAGCTTGCCAAGGGCACTTTTCAAGCACGGCCAAGCGGTGCTCCGCAAGGGCAAAGGCCTCTTTCATTGCCTCGGCAATCTGCAAGTTGGTGAACCCTTTGTTCCAACCGCCCGATGAGTAGCTGAATTGCACCTCAGCCTCTTTGAGGTCACCCCAAAAGCTGACCCGAATCTCGCACAGGCCATCACTGCCCCAGTGTGTGGGTGACCTGTAGTTGTAGACCATCTGACCAAACACGCCCTTGTGATCCTTTGACAGGTGCGTATAGTCTCTGACTTGCTCTGTGACCATGGTTGATTCTCCGGAGTTGATTGAATTAAGGGCAGTTGGCGTGTTCACGCAAGGCGGCAGTGAGAGTCAGGCCAAACGCATGTTGGCAGATCACGTCACCCCAGTTGCCATTGGACTCAGCACCCAGTGCAATGAGACAGGCGTTTTTGTCCTCATAGGAACGGCTGACAGCATTAAAAAAGTAGAACGCTTGCTGATAGACAAATGCGTCACGTGTTTGGACGTTCCAACGTGTGGCGTTGGGGAATGACAGGTAATCCCGCTGTGCCATCTTGAGGCGGGCTTTGAGGTTGGCCACAACAGCAGTGGCAGTCAGGGCAGTGGCTGTTGGTTGGAAGCGATCAATATTGACAGTCATGGTTTGGTTCTCCAAGTAGTGCGACATTGCACTGATAAGCCCTGCGGGCTTACCGCTGAAATGTCAGGCCTCAGTGTCCAGAGGTTGGCCGCCTGAGCGGGTGTGCCATCTGTTGGCCAGTGAGTCACGATCCTTTCGGGACAGCACATGCTGTCTCTCACGCACAGCGTCCAATTCTGCCCACAGCTTCTCAATGTAGGGATCACGCATGTCACCGCCCTGCACACGCAAGGTGTCGTGAATGTCACGCACAGCGTAGTCACATTGGTTTTTGGTGTAGCCACGCACCTTGTTGCGGAAAATGACCATATGTTGTGTCAAGCTCATGGTGTGCCTCTTAATAGTCAAAGCCGATGAACACAAGGGTTGAACCCTTTAACTGGAGGCCGTTGCCCCAAACATCGAGCATGTCACGGCAGTCATATTTCTTGGCAGAGCGGTTGAACTCTGTGCGCTGATATACCTTGTTGGCATCAGCCTTACGCTTGAAGAACTCGCCCTTAGGCAGGTCTTTTAACTGGACTTGTTGCATGGTCTAGAACCCCTGTTTAAACACACCGAAAGTGGTGTGAAGTGATTGTAGTCTAAAAAGATATTGTTCTGTCAAACACCACAATATGTAGTTGACTAAATTGTGGGGTTATTACCTCAAGCTCTCTTACGGTCATCTTTTCTAGGGGTTTCCTAGGGAAACTGGTGTGCACTAATAAGAGCAAAAAGCTCACGCCTGTGGGCAACATACAGGGGTGTATGGTTGGCATACTCTAGGTGGTATCTAAAACGGCCTGTATGCGTTTTTGGGGGTACATGGCTACCAGTGCCTTAGCACCCTTGAAAAAACGGCTTAAACGGCCGATTAGGAAAAATACTCATGGGGGTATACGTTTTTGGAAACAAAAGTACTACATTTTCTGTGGATAAAGCTGGGGATAAAAAGGGGTTGTCCACAGGCTGTGGATAACTTAGAATGGTGTGGAATACGAACAGTTCACGGCCTGCACTTGGTGTGCACAAAGTAGACTGGTCAGTCACAAAATGGAGGCGGTGATTATGCGAAATACTGGTGCGGGTATGTACAAGGCAGAGTTGGCCGAGGCCGAGGCGGTTTGGGATGCGGAGCAGGCAGATGCGGAGATGGCGGGCCTAAGCGAAGCGGAACGGTTGGCCCATGCCGCAGTAAAACCTAAGAGAAGAGTAGACGGTCAACCAGTAGGGTCAGACCATAGAAGAGGCAGAGGCCTCACATTGAATCAGCAACGATTCGTGCAGGGCATTATCAGAGGGCACAGCTTACGCCAGAGCTACAGGGAAGCATTCCAAAACGATACAGGCAGTGATGCTTCTATCAGTGCCAGTGCCAACAAGCTAATGAAAGATCCAAGGGTTGTCCAAGCTTTAAATGAAGCATGGGGGGAAACCGTGGAGCACCTGATAGATGACGTTGTGGCATCCAAGAGGTTTGTGCTCAAGGGGTTGTTGCACTTAGTGAAGACAGGCAAACAAGAGGGCAGTCAACTGAAAGCACTGGAACTAATGGGCAAAGCATGCGGGCTGTTTACACCAGTTGACGTGCAAGACAAAGCACCAGTGACGGCCGATCAACTCAAGCGTGAATTGGCAGGGCACTTGAAGCTTCTCAAGGGTGAACGGTCATCGGTGCTCGATGTGGAGGCCACC